AGCCATTGCAGCTGCCCCATAATTTGGAAGGAGAAGTCACTAGTTAGTGATTCCTGTATAAAGAATTTGTTTATTAGGCTTGTGACAGAAAAGTGCCCAATCTGCGTAACATCTTAGCTCGAAACCAGCTGCGTTTTCAAGAGGACGGAAGAAATCTTCACCTTTGTCAGGAATCTTGAAAGTTACATCAGTAGAACCAACTTTTTCGAATTCGTCAAGAACTAGACCGTAAGCGAATCCTTCTTTTACGTAAGTGTGAGGGATAACTTCGATAGATCCATTTTGAGAATAGAATTTAATTGATTGATGACCAGCTTCTGCCTCAGAAACTCTGTAGCTTTGGTCATATTGACGGAAAGCAGCAACATCTGAGATTAGAGTTGACCAAGTTGGAGGAGAAACGTAAAGTTTGATATCTTCGTCAAGACCTTTTCCAGCAGCTTTAGCAATACCTTCAGAGATTTTAGGCAAAGAAAGTTGACCACCAACTGAAAAGTTAGTTGATTTCCAAAGATCGTAAGTAGCAGCATCAATCTCAAAAAGAGTGCCTGTGTTAGTTAAGATCTTGTGAATACCAGCAAATTCTTTACCAAAAGCAGTAGCTTCGTAAAGATCGTGACCGTTAGCCACACCAGCAGGAAGGTTATCAAAAGTTAGTTGTCTTGCATTTAGATCAACAGAAGTGATCTGAGCAGTTCCAAGTTTAGTTGTACCGTTGTAGAAATCAATTTTCATCTTTTCTGAACCAACCCAAATACCAGATGCCCACTCTGCAGTTTGCATAGTTACAGTATTTGAAGCAACAGAATCAACCTTACCAAGACCAACTTGTCCATAAAGACACTCAGCCTCAAGCTTTTTAGTGATTGACTCAACCATGTTCTCAACAAGGTGTTTAGTATTTCTAACGAATGCGCCTTCTGATTTTTGCGCTCTTGAAGCAGCACCGTAAGAAAGGAAAGAACGAAGAACGATCTCATTACCTTTTACAGTAGCTTGCTTCACAGTACCAGCGATTGGTGCTTCTAGTGTGAAGGCATCACCTTCATCGCCACCGTAAGTAACACCATGCTCGTTTGCAAGAACAATAGGAACATTGTAGTTTAAACCACCCATCTTTTCAGAAGGGATAAAATCAATTTCTGGAAGAATTTTTACTGAGCTTGGGATAATCTTATTGAGTTTCTCAGCGTAGACTTTCTTAAAATTACCATTAAGCGTTTCGACATTATTAGCTGTATTAGACATTATTTACTCCTTACTTCATTAAGTATGTGATCATTAATTCAAGATCGCCATCGTCACCAGTGATATCCTGATCACTGTCAAGTTCAACTAGTAGATTTCCACTAGCAGATAAAGATACTGAAGCAGCAACTGTACCGTAAGCGGCAGGAGCTGAAATAACTTCGCAACGAAGTGCTTTAGCCATTTCACCCACTTCTTCACCAACTAAAGCTACATAGAAGATACCGTTGGCATCACTAGGAGCTGGAGAAAGAGTTTCACCAAGTGGAGTAGTAATGTTGTCTTGAGTTTCAGTTGCAGTAACCATTGCAGATCCTAGATCGGCTTTAGCAACACCAGATGTCATGTTGATTTTTGCTGAAAGATGCACCGTTTTTAGAATACGATTATACAGAGCATCACTTTTTTGTTGTAAATCCATATTAAACCTCAAAAATTTAAAGGAAGTTGATATTAAAAAACTAAGTCGATGTCTCTTTTCGTTTCTCGGTTATGCGGTGGGCTTGCGCTTGCACTACAGCCTCAAAATTATTGAGTCTATCTACCTATACTTGTTAAAAAATCTTGACAAACACTTGAAAAATGTGATATACTAATAAATTCAAGTATTTATCTATATTGTTTACCTAAGTTCTTAAAGAATTCTTTTTGTTTGATCTTACCTTTAGATTTCTTCGCAAATGGATCAACGTCTTTTACTGTATCTCCTCCACTATCTTTAATCTTTTTGGTAGGCTCATTCTTTTTAAGTTCTTTAATTTGCTTAATCATATTTTGACGAATATTGTTAATTCTATCTTTTCCAACAAAATCAGCAAGTTCATCGTCACTAAGACTATTTAGAGTTCTTTTGGCATTTTCATATAATTCTTTCTTAACTAAAGGAGCCACTTCTTTTACGCTAAGATTAACCTTATACTTCATACCAGCTTTCAAGTACTTAGCAATGGTTGATAAAGTTTCGGGATCTTGTGGGAGGTTGTGAGCCTTAATTTCGGTCATAATTTCCTGCTCAAGCTCATTCGCTACACGTTCTTCCATTTCACGTCTTTGTGAATCTCTAGCCTCTTGCTCTCTTTTCTGCACTTCTTGCTGTAATTTCTGTAGCTTAGCCTCTAAAGCTTCTTTTTCCCTTTGTTCAGGACTTTTTTGAGCCTCTTCAAGCTCTTTATTCATAATTGCTTGAGCAAAAGCTTTGGCATCAAATCCAAGCTCTTCACTAGTAAGTAATGTTACTGGATCATGTTTAAGTGCTTCGAGGAAATCTTGAATATCCTGTTGAGTTTGAGCCATTTCTTTTTTTAGTCCAGCCGCTTCTTGCATACGTTTTTGAGCAACTTTAGCAAGTTGAAGTTTTTGGATGAGGGCTTGTTCGTCAGCAAGATCTACTTCTTCCTCGACTTCTTCACCATCTACCTTTAGGCTGAATTTCTTTAATTGATTTTCAAGTTCTTGTTTAGCTTCTTCTACGGCATCTTGCGTAGATTCGGCAGATTCTTGATTTTCTTCACTAGCTACTTCGACTTGTTCAGTTGATTCCTCTGTTTGAGGTGCTTCTACAGGTGCAGTTTCTACTGCTTCAGTTGTTTGTTCTGACATATTATACTCCATTGTAAATTACCCTAATCGTTTGGTATAGGGGTTTATTGAAAGTAGGTTATCTTTGGTTTCTTAGTTGTTGTTGTAGTTCTTCACCAGTAACTGGTTGATTCTCAAACTCTCCTGGGGGATTTGGTGTTGTTGGCACCTGTGGTAAATCGTCTGGATTCACTCCACCAGTAGGTTGAGATAAGTTAGCTGCACCATCTTGCATTACCGGATCATTGCCCATAGGCATAGGTGGCATTGGAGGAGCTATCGGAGTCTCTCCTCTAAGCTGTAATAGTATTGGATCAGCATACATAAGAGCTTCTTTATGTTCTTGAACATGTTGAAGGACTAGTGCTACTAATTCAGGATTCTCACGCATTTTAGCATCATCTAATAATGCAAGGTGTCTATTTATATGTTTTGAGTGAACATCCGTGATAATCATTACTGGCATCTGTCCATTTAACATTTGCTCGTTCTCAGAAGTAATTAGATTTTCTGTTCTAACTGGATCTTCGGTAGCAATTTCTAAATTTCCGGTTTCTAATATGGAAATATATTGAGAAGGGTCTGTTAAAAGTTGGTATTGTAAAAGTTCTGATGCCATCTGTACGCGACCAGCATGGGTTTTAGCAAGTGGGTTACCTGCACTAACTACGACACGACTAATATTACTAAGATCTCTCTTATCAAATTCTTGAAGATAACTTCTATTTTGTTCTCCAACAATTGCAGCTACACGTTTGGTATTAGCATACATTTGTAGAGTCTTAAGAAGTCCTATACCAACATCTTCAATAAGTCTATTATATTGATTTGCTAAACCTGACATAAATTGGATACTGTTTGACTGCATAAGTGCAAGTGAAGTACCTGATCTAAGATTAGCTTCGGGATTACCTCTAATAACTGAGTTAATACCTGAAATAGTTTCCATTGTTTGAATTAATATTTGTAAATATTCAAAAACTTCTTTAGGGGTATTAGTAAGGTTGATTGCTTCTGGTTTACCAGCATTTGGATTACCTTCAATGATATTTAAACCACCTGCTAAGGCTTCCATTGAAATATCGGCTCCTCTAGGAACATAAATATTCTGCACACCAAAGGCTTGTTGGTTTGTGAGAATTGTACTGTAGAGCATATTAGCTGCTTCTTGGAGCGGCATTAAATCAAATAGTGGAGTATATCCATATGGGGTTCCAAGAATATCTGCAGGAGCAATACGATACATTGGAATATCATAGTAGGGAAGAGGTCTGTCGTCTAAAACAATCTTCTCTGTTAAGAACATTAGGTAACGACCGTCAGCAATAGCCTCTGTTTTTCTATGATAGAATTCATATACTGCAATATCGTTTGACTCTTCAAAAGCAAAATTGTGATTAGGATATCCTTCTAGTTCTGATTTTGTAGGAATGTTTTTTATTTCCTCTTCAAATTCAGGATATTTTGCAATAACATCATACTTGTTCTGCCAGTTCCTAACCATGATCCAATCATGATTGTTGTTTTCTCTTGAAGCATCAAAAGTTACATCGTACGCTGACTTCACTTCAAAATTAACATCACCTTCGTAAATGTAAGTTCCAGTTTCTTCATCATATAAAGGCTCACCCATCTCATCTGTAATAGGTTCACCATCCATTGCATTCCATTCCATTCGTACCCAAGAAGATCCTTGAGCGATAGCTTGTTCAGTAGCGTCTTTAAGGATTTGTTCTAGTTTCTTCTCTCTCATGTAATAGTCAAGTAGACCATTAGCAAGTTTTGTTTGTGTGCGAGATTTAAAATCGGTATTAATAGCTCTTGCTTCCATAGTAGGTCTAGAAGCAGTAATTAGATTTAGCATGTTAGTGCCAATATTTCTAATGTGGTTAACTGTAATACTAGTTAGTTCACCTTGCTCACCTTCAAAAGTTATTTCGTGAGCATTTCCACTATCTGCATAAGTCATACCATGGTACATTGCGTATAATTTTTTTAACTTGTCTAAGTATCCTGAAGAGTGAGCTGATTTGTAGAAGTTATTACTTTTGGTCAACAAATAGTCAGCTGTTTTCTCTGGCTCATTTGCTGCAAAATATATATCGTTATGTTTCTTACTTGACATAATTACCTCTTCTTATAGGTGGACTTAAGAGAAAAGATCTCTTGAACTCCCTCTTTAAATGTGCCTTTGTCGGATTTGTATTTGGGTGATATAAAACTATTACTGTTTAAATTTAAATCAAAATCTGCTGGATAAGGGTTTTTGTGGTGTTGTACATTACGTACTAAATATGTTAACATTGCTACACCATCATAGTGACCTGCATCAGGACTGCGAGAGAATGTTTTACGATTGTGGTCTTTCCAGGTAGCATTTTGTAGATGGAAAATTAAATTCTTACATCTTGGATGGATTATGATACGTTCCTCATTAATCATCATACGAACAAGGTTAATCATTACGTCTAAGTTATCTTTAGAGGTGGGAGTAAATTGAAGTCCATGTTGTAAATATAAATCGTTTAATACGAAGTGATCGATATCTGATACGCGCATATATGGTTGATAAACATCATCACTTATTAGACTGTCTTGCCAAAGTTCCTGTTCTTTATCGTAAATTGAATAAGCTAGGTGGTCGGTTCTAAGATCTTGAGGCTTATCAAATACAAGTTCATCTTCAATAACTATTTTACCAGCTCTAAAATCAAAATATGCAAATCCAATGAAAGTTAAATCTCTAAAACCAAGGTCCATACATACGTAAGTATCGAAGTATGGAGGTCGTTTCCACTCTTTGACAATTTCTTTTAGTTTAGCGTCATTAGCTTCGGGAATGACCGCCAAACTATCGTCAACAATAAATTCCGATAAATATTCTCGTTTAAACTGAATCGAATCATATCCACCCATTTCTTCAGCAAACCTGTCAATATCATCTAATGTAAATCTTGGACAGTCATAAATTGTTCTAATCATTGCTGCATCACGAAAGCTTGCATCTTCATAGAATTTTTGAAAGGGATGACCAGCCGAACTAGGTGGAGTAGATATAAGAATAACCTTACCCTTTGTCGTGTTAGTTCTAGGTAATAAAACTGATTTAATCGAGTAATCAAGATTATCCCAGAACCCAACCTCATCACAAATAATTAAATGTGATTTACCACCCCTGGCATTTTCAATATTTCCAGCATTATTACCTAAGATTTCAATAATTGAGCCATTGTCGAAAAAGAACGTATTATCTTGAGTTTTAAATTGTGGTCTAAGATGTGGAGGGCAGGTGTCGAAGATTTCTCTAGCAGTACGTTGAGCAATCTTTTTTGCTTGTTTTTGGACCGGTGCAACAAAAGTTACAACGAAATTTTTATTATTTAAACATTCTTCAATTGCTAAAGTAAGACATCCCCAAGATTTTCCACACTGACGAGGAAATACAATAACTTGCTGCTTCGCAGGATTATCTCTATACATTTTAACAATTTCTTTTTGATTGTCGTCAAGCATCCATTCACATACAATTCCCTGTTCCCACAGAGCTGTAAGTGCTTCTTTTTTGGATATTTTACTTAAATTGTTCTCAGACACTCAAAATGCCCCTTATTTGGCTTTGTTGATCTAACCCTCACCCTCACTATTCTTAACGATGGAAATGAGCTTAGATGGATCATTAGGCAGCTTAGGCTTTCGTTTATTGTCTGGCTCTTGACCACCCTTTTGACGACGCAATGCTACTAAAGAATCAATTAGCATTTTTAATTGTTTTGTTTCGTTTAAATCTAGACCAGCTTGTTTACTCATAGTGTCTAAGACTCCAATCTCTCTTAAAAGCAATCCTTCTTCAAGATTAGGTATTTCCTGGGCTTGTTTTAGCATTTGTTCACAGTGAGTTAACTTTTCCCTTAAGTCCTCGATTTCATTGGTAATTACCCTATTTGTAGCCATTAAATCTTCGGCAAACCTTTCCAGCTCTTTACGTGATTTAAAGGACTTAATATCAGTTTTCATCTAGATCCTTTTGGTGAGAGATCTACCCATCTGTAGTCCAGTGAGTTTAGTTTTAGTATCTTCCACCTTATTTTCAATATTTAGAAACCTTTTGTCCATGGTTTTTTCGATAGTTATTTTAAATTCTTCTATCTCTTTTACTTGTTCATTAAGTAATTTAGCCTGCTTAGATCTCGTCCATTCACATACAGCAACAAGTGCTGCTAGTGGAAATAAAGCAACAGTAGTATAAGTATCGGGAATTATTAGATTTTTAAGTAAAGAAATAATAAAAAGAATGCTTGGAGCATCCAAGAAGTACAATTTTCGCATATAAGTCCTAATTTTGTCCTAATCCAACTGGGTATAGGAGAATTAAAAAAAGAGAGGCGTTAACAGCTCGGTATCTCCATGACACGAGTCACATTCTGACTTGCCTTTGTCTCTAACTATACTTGTTTACGATAATTTAATATTTATGCATATAATGTATTATATATATTAATATATATATTATATCTAGATATCTA